GATAAGTACAGCACACACGTTTGTAATAAATGTGGAATGGTAGCAGCGTTTAATGACGGAAATAAAAACAGGATGTATGACACTGCCGACTTTAGCGTGCATACTTGTAACACGTGTGATAATCACTCAGACTTTTCAAAAGTCGAGATACCCTACGCATATAAATTAATGTCACAGGAATTACAAACTATTAATGTTGTTCCAAGACTTATTACAGAAAAATAACTTACATTACACCCTTGAAATATTATATTATTATATATTTTTTATTGTGTTTGTTTTCGTATAGTTTTGTCTCCACATAATACAAAACTATAAATGCTTGATGATAATTTACCACGTGTTNAAGATGGTTCGAATATCAATGATTCACGACTTTCCAATGAATTTAACGGTATATCGTTCTCTAACTATAAAAAATTAAAGGTCAGGAATAACTTCATTGAAAATATGATTAAGGGTAAAATGGAACCTGCGTGTTACTGGTGTTGTGAATTAATATGTGCGGGTCATTTTATGGATGTTTGGGAAAACATTCTCCATTATGCTGGAAAACATATACATATAGGCAATCCAAAAATTATTATTTATCTTGAAAAAAGATTCTTGTTATTTCAAAGTATCATTAATGAAGATGATATACCCAGCCCACATCACTTACGAAATCATACTACTATACGAAGGATGTTCGCAGAAATAGTTGCTACACTTACGTTATCTAACAGAAAACATAGTTTTGAACCTATACGTATCAAGCGCAAAGAAGAATTCGATATGACACAGATTTCAGACAGATTACACGCACCATCTACTGAATATGCTAATGATATTTTAAAAAAGAAAGACCCCAAAGAACTGTTTATACCTATTAATGAATTTTCATACCATTTATCCAATGGTAAAAAGGATACAATTAACGCGTGTTATTGGATTGAATGGCTTATTGAATTCTCGATTGTGTGTAACAGCAATAAATGCCCGTGTGTATGTCAATCTAGAGAGGATAACCCAGTTGAACCGAAATATCAATCAAATGTCGTATGGATATTATGGGACGTGTTATTTTATCATTGCTATGAACTTGGTAATAAATACATTGAAGCATTATTAAATTCACTTCATACACTTTTTTGTATTAAATATACTACTGGAACAAACAAGCGAAGACGATATTTACTATATTTTGCGGTAGCATTGTTAACTGAAGAAATACCCAATGATATTGAACTTATGCCAGATAAACCTACAATCAAGGCAGTATGTGATAATATCAATCTTGTTTACAAGCAAATCAAGAAGAAAGAACAAAAACCTACCACAGACTACTTATTCGCAAACATTGAAAAAGAAACATCATTAAATGCGTCTATGCAAAAAATGGATTTAGTAAACTCTGCGAATATCGCATAAAGTAAATAATATCCATAGTATATAAATGGTCAAGGATACTCTTGGCGCATCAAATGTCATCGGACAAGGAACATATGGATGTGTTCATAAACCACAACTTAAATGTAAAGACAAAGCCCGTAAAGATGCTACCACTGTATCTAAACTTATGACACGTAAAAACGCAAATCAAGAACTTGGTGAATATAATCTCATTGATTTCGCTGATGAAAAACAAGAATACTATTTAGGTATTCCAGATGATTGTAATGTAGATAGTAAAAACGCAGCGAATCTTATGGCTATCGCAAAATGTAGGAAGTTTGAAGCAAAACAAGTTCAAGATTATAAGCTATTATTGATGAAATATGGCGGAAAGGACCTTGATGACTTCTCAGATGAAGTACATAAGTGGAAAAAGACACATGAAAACGTGAAACAAATCGAATTATTTTGGTTAGAAGTCAGTAGATTATTTCGCGGATTGAATGCGTTTAAAAAGAACGGAATCGTTCATCACGATTTAAAACACCAAAATATTGTGTATAATAAAGAGACTAACCGAATTAACTTCATTGATTTTGGGTTTATGACTGCCAAAAATAGCATTATTAATAAATGTATGTATTCTGATTACTGGTTGGCTAATACCCATCATTGGTCTTTTCCTATTGAAATTGTGCTATTGAATAAAGACACATATAACCGATATGCTGACGGTAATGTATATACGCTTGCTTATGATTTGGCATCTGTTACTGATGACCTATCCGACCAACTTAGCTACTTTTTTGAGTGTGTATCAGATTTCAAACCAAATACTACCGAATATAATAATATTACTGGTAAATTTATAAGAAAATTTTTTAATCTATCCAGAAATCTTAATTCCAATGATTATAATAGTTTTTTAAATAAATCGGTTGATACTATTGATAGCTATGGAGTTGGAATCGCATTACTTGTTATGCTAAGAAAATCAAAACACCTTTTAGATAAAACGTTCTCAATGCGGGCGTTTACTTTATTTATGAATATGGTTCATCCGAATGTGCATTCGCGTGTTGACACCGAAGTATTAATGAATGAATATGAAGATTTACTTAGCGACGAAGGATTTTTAAAAAAACATAATATGAAGTTTGAGAACCATCGTTTAGTTTCTGGTATTGAGATACCTTCTGTTATTGAAAAAACCATCAATCTAATTGTGAAAGATACAAGTAAAGTTTCTAAATCGGACTTGAAAACAATCTCAATAAATCATGAACCTAAACGTAGTTGTCCTCCTGGAAAAGAATATAAACCCACTACCAAGAGATGTGTGAAAACCTGTAAAAATGGTTATGTTCGTAACGCGAATTTCAAATGTATTCGTGATAAAACTCGTAAGACCGTTAAAAAATGTCCTTCTGGTAAAGAACTTAANCCTAATACAAATAGATGTAGGATTCAATGTAAACCTGGCAAAACGCGCAATGACAAAGGCAATTGTGTCAATTTGAAAGGAAACCCATTTTCACCCGATATGTAAATTATCTTTATGAACGATTGTATTACTCATAAAGATACGAATTTAAAAAGCAGCACCAAATGAACCACCTAAAGCACCATTTGCTGCCATAGGACCGAATGACATACCCATATCTTGTTGGGGTGCCATTTGCTGTTGGCCCATATCAGGTCTAGCAGTTGCTACTGGAGCAGGAGGGAAACTTCCACCTTGCATCTGACTATTGTCTAAATTATCTGCCTGACTTGGGTGATGCATTGTGTGTTGAGATACACGAACGTTTTGTTTTACATTCTGCTTGGTCTCTTCGGTGGAAGGACCATTCCAAAGTTCAAGAACACGGTCAAATAGAATATTCACTTTAAGACCTAACTTTGTCTGAATGCTTAACACAATAATTAAGAATGCCAATATTACGTTTGTCAAGGTTAAGTTCTCATACTTAAATCCACTGTAAGTTGGGAAATATGTGATAGCACGGTGAATAATGATAGCACCGCAAAACATTATTGTCAGTTGAATGAAGATTTCGGCTAAAAGTTCTAAAGTTGACTTCTCAGGATCCGCCTCGGGGATGAAACGCTGAACCATTTTATTCAACATTACCACTGGAACCACGCCCATCGATGAATATTGGATGACATTCAATAATTCGGCCTGTCCCTCCTCCGTTGTGGAAAACACATGAGATAAAAAAGTCTTCTTTGATAAATCTGAGTCGTTAATTATTTCCATTATAGATATATAATTCACATAGAAAAAGATATTGATGTAACGTCAGTTTATTTTTTATACTTTTATTAAAAACAATATAAAAAACTATTCATACTATTACTTGTGTAAGTTATATACACAAAGTGTGTGTGCCCTGGTTTAGCTCAGTTGGTAGAGCGGACGACTGTAGAAGTATATCTTTATTTATATAAAGCCGTTATCGTCAGGTCATTGGTTCAATTCCGATAACCAGGAAAAATTATAATAACTTACCTTTATTATAATTTCAACTATTAATATTCACAATTCACCTGACAGCTATCCGTTGTTCGTAAGCAGTATTCAATCTGGTATCCGATAGTGTACCTTGCCACTAATGTAGCGATTCGTTTTTTTTCTGTATCTGAATATACAAGGTCATCGTTTAATTTGTTTACAATTGGGAGACTTTTATCAAATACTTTTGTAAATGCGTCTAATATTTTGTCATTTTGTTCTATATTATCAAATTCATTGATAATTTCTTCAGGTATTTCTTTTTTCAATAATTCCATGTTCTTTACTAATTCTTCATAATGGGTTTCTTTATCTAAACTATATCCTATACAATTATCTTCATAATATAAACATTCATCTTCATAATTATCTTCTTCTATGGCTGCTTCGATATGTTCATCTTTACTTTCATGACAATCCTTACAATAATCACTGGTATCTATATCTATCTCTACAGAACAATTACAGCATTTCCAAGAATAATATACTTGTGGAGTTACATTTATTAAATTTTCAATATCACCGCTATCTTGAATACCAAACCAGAATTTCCCTTGAATATCGCCATCATAAAAACGTCCCATAGTTCGTTATGTTATGTTAGTAACTTGTTATTATGTAATTATTCAATTTTTGACATACATAGTTTTTTGGAAAAAGACATAAATATAAATCTGGTATTTTAGTATACATTAATTAGTATGTTGAAAAATGTTGTTGAAATCAATAAGCACAAGAATCGTGATTTGTCACAGCCTAAACACGAAGAATACCAGTATCTTAATTTGATTCAAGACTTACTAAATGAAGGAAAATTGGAAGAAGGGCGTAATGGAAAAACTCTTAGAGGCGTAGGTGCGGCTATGCACTTCTCATTAGAGAATGGTAAAATACCTGTATTAACTACCAAAAAAACTGCTTGGAAGACTTGTATTAAAGAACTACTATTCTTTTGTAAAGGGCAAACTGATAATAAAATTTTAACAGACCAAAACGTACATATATGGGATGGAAATACGACCGCTGAGTTTTTAGAAACACGTGGATTATCACATTATACACCAGGTAGAGATTTGGGTCCACTCTATGCGTTTCAATGGTTTCATTTTAATGCACCATATACTGGCTGCACCTCGGATTATACCGGACAAGGAATAAATCAACTTCAAAAAGTGATTGATGACCTTAAAAATCCTGAAACAAGAAACTCCAGACGCCATGTGATAAGTGCTTGGAATCCGGCACAACTAGACCAGGGTGTATTACCTCCTTGTCATATATTATTTCAATTTATAGTAACAGATAATAATAAACTTAGTTGTTTGCTATATCAGAGGGCAAATGACGAATTTTTAGGGATTCCTTTTAATTTGGCTTCATATTCGGTCTTAACAATTATTATTGCTAATATTTGTGGTCTTGAACCCTATGAATTTATACATTACGGTGGCGATTGTCATATCTATTCGGATCACATCCAGCAATGCCAAGAGCAAATATCACGTGAGCCTTATCCATTTCCTACATTAGAAATATTAAACAAAAGAGATAATATTAATGAATATGTGCTTGAAGATTTTAAACTTCATGATTATCAGCATCACGCACAGATAAAAGGGGCAATGAGGGCATAATTTCATCATCTAACACTTTACTATCAGCATAACAATAATTTGCGAATTCGGGATTATGTGATAAAATTCTACTCTTTATAGTTTTATGACTAACTCCTATATTTCTACTTGCGTCTGAAAGAGATTCATAATAAATATTATCTATCATTACTTTTATGCCAGACTTAGTTGTATTTACTATTATTGGTTTGACACAATTTATTTTTATATAATCAGTATATTTAGTTATTTCATTACAACCATCACCCTCAGATAAAGATGACAATGGTTGCATATTTTCGTCTATCTTTGTATCAGCATACTTATAACCAGAAAATTTGGGATTAAGTGACCTTATGCGAGTCAAAATAGTACCCCGAGATATTCCGGTTTCTTGAGATGCATATGTTGCTGATTCATACAAAATATCATCTATTGATACTGGTCTAATACACATTATCTTCTTATTTGAATCTGCATAACGATAATTTTTATATTGAATTTTTTTAGATTTTACTCTGTCTGATATTACATCTTTATCAACACCATATGCTTCGCCTGCTTCTCGTATGGATTCATAATAAATATTATCTATTATTATTGGTATCCCTCTTCCTGTACTAAATTTCTTATTATGCTCCTTTTTATTTTCTATTCTAATACGCCCTTTCTCTTCTGCTTCTTTTTGTTTTTTTTCATCTAAAAAATGATAATTAATAAATTTTGAACTTGATGAATATATCCTATCATTTATAGTTGTCGATGGTATATTTAATATTTTTCCTGCTTCTGTAATACCACTATAATTAACACCATCTATTACAATAGGAGCATCTTTACGAATACAAAATTTCGGGTCTAATTGTCGTTTTAATTTTTGTGTTTTTTTCACTTTTTCTATAATTTGTTCTCTATTAGGATGATGTGTCATAGTATCACCACCAATACTATCATAAAGTAAGTTATATAATTTATCTCGTATAGATAAATCGTGTAAATAAGATGTTTCATAATCTTGTGCTTCTTCTTTAGTTTCGCAATCATGCAATATTTCATATTGTAAACAATCCGCACCATACTTATTATATACATTTTGCAAATATATGTTAATATGCTTTCCATTCTTTAAATCACGTTTATGGTTGTTCCATCGTCTTCTTATATTACAACTATATCCAATATAATACTTCCCCTCGGGACATAAAGTATTCGTAATTTTATAAACGCCAATAATAGCTTTTCTCATTCTATATATTACTTAAAGATATTTCTTTAAGTAATTAAATTCACATTTTATTTATTAATTCCCTAAATATTTTCTATTTCTGTATTCTGCGTTTTTTCCTTTCTTTTCAAATAAGCTCGTTTATTATATTCTTTTCTTTGTTCGGGTGTTACTTTTGAAACATAATTTGCTTTTTGTTGACATTCTCTTACCTTTTGTTTCACATATTCCTTATTAGCTTCATAATATTTTTTATTCCTTTCAGGAGCAGTATATTTTTTCAAATGTTCTTTCGTAGCACTTAACTCTTGTTTTGTAGCATCTAATTCGTTTTGTAATTGTTTGATTATTTCATCTTTATCCATTTCGTTAGTATACATATATCCAAACATTTATATATTTTTTACTAACTAATAGAAACAAACATTTATATATATATATATATGTCATCCAAATATTTCATACTTTCCAAAAATGAAAACAACTTAGTCGATGATAATAATGATAACAATATTGTATTATTGAACGGTTTAACTTTTATTTTACCCGCAAATAACATTGTATATTACACCTCAAATGGGTTATTTGAAAATAGATTAATAGAATGGTGTAAGCAATTCTGCGATAAATCTCAAAATATATTAGATATAGGTGCGCATACTGGAACCTATTCATTGTGCTTATCGAATCACTGTAAAAATGTCTATGCGTTTGAACCACAACGGATGACATATTATAGTTTATGTGGAAGTATAGCATTATCGAATAAATCAAATATAATACCTCATAATTATGGATTAGGTAGTCCAGTGCAGAAAGGTAAAACACCATTGTTTATAATAAGTGAAGATGGTGGTGGTTCTACAATTCAACCGATAGAAGAAGAACAAATTATAAGAACCGAATATATTGAAACCCGTACCTTAGATGAATTTCGGTTTACTGATATAAATTTTATAAAACTAGATGTTGAAAATAATGAATTAGATGTATTGAAAGGGGGTATCAATACCATAATAAATAATAATTTTCCAAAAATACTATTTGAGAGTAATACCACTAATCCCGAATTATTTGATTATATTACGAATACATTGAAATACAAGAATATAATTTCTATATACGGGACGAATAACATGTTTCTCGCAACAACAGATTAACCAAACATTTATATTATTTTTATATTCGTATATGTATATGTATAATGAAACAAACCAAACAAACTAAGAAAAGAGGTGGTAATCAAACCACCAAACAAAAAAACAAAACTATCAAATCAGACAGAATAAAAACTACACGTCAACATAATGGTAAGCGTAAGCGTAATAATGCGAGCGAATATTTTAAATATAGAATGTCAAGTAACAATATACCACTATTATCTGCGTTACGCATCGTTACACTTAATAAATATACAGATGAGGATTTAGAAAACATGACCGACGCTGAAATAAGAAATTTATATGATGAATTTAAACTTGAATCATCAACAAGAGTGAAACGTAACAGAGGAATACGAAGAAGTAAAAAACTAAACCCAGATTTTAAATCACTTTCAAAACCAAAAACAATCAAAAAATCAAAATCACCAAAATATCCATTTAGCCCAGGACGAAGAAGCGACGAAGAAGAAATTCAGATATTGGAACGGTTTAATAATGAATCTAAATATAATTCTCCCAATTCACCTAACATCAATTTTGATGATGATTTATTTGACGATGAACTTGAACGCTAGAATAATATATTTATATATAATTAGTTAGAGAAGTGCCATATAACTAATTATATTAAAAATGAGTAGTTCAAATGCCGCAGCTATAAGAAGACGTGTTACCGCACCTCAACAAATCGCAACCGTTAAGCCACCTCCCGCTCCAACTCCAGTTCAAAAGCAAGTTAGAGAAAAACAAACAGGTTTAACAATACAAGAATTTATTTCTACATTAGATAAACGCGTAGTTTCATTGGAGGAATCTATAAATAATACGATAAAAGATACATCCGAACCTACAGTTACCGACATCATTGACGAGTTTAATTCACGTTTTGATATGTTCGCTACCGAATTAGCTGATATTAAAGACGCAATGATCAAACTACAAACATATACTATGGACGTAAACAAAATGCTATTAGATGAAAGAATTGATATTTTGTCTGAGGTAAACCCCAATCAAAGAACAAAAACTCTAGGACAAGACACGGATTTAACCAGCGTAGTTAGTCTCGGCGCAAATACTATCAATACCGAACATACTAGTGTAGATATGCGTGAATTGGTCCAGGAAGAAATGGATAAAGATGAAAACTAAAGGGTTTAAACAAAAAATCTTTATATGTATAATATTATAACAATACATATAATGTCACACAATTCTACAGATATGATGGCAACAATTGAATCACTACAAGAACAATATTATAAAATTAACAATAAAAAATCTTTTTTCAAAAAAACACAAAAATATGAATGCGCTGATTTAGTAACAAACAAGGTTGGTATTGATGTAATGTTGGAAAAGTGTATTTACGTCTTTGACAATAATAAAATTTATATTGACTATCCCATATTCAAAACATTTGCCAATCCAAACAATTATCACGATATCAGTGTATTTTTAGTGAATCATATTAATGATTGTATCAAAAAATATAAAAAGTTTGAAATATTCATTAATCTTGATACATTAACAATATCTGCTGTAGAACGTCATAGAAAGGTAATACTTGGGTTCGCCGAACACGGACAGGATAATGGATATGACAAATATCTAACCAATATGGAACTATATAATACTCCTTCGTTCATTACTACAACTACCTCTATTCTCAGTTCTTTTATTTCACCAAAAGTTACAGAACTAGTGAAGATTCATACAAAATAATGTTAAGACCACACATAATAAATGTCTTTATCGTAAAAAAACTTATAAAAATAGGGCATTGTATATTATAGAATGTCTGGCTTACTTAATTTTTTATTGTTTATCATCGTATTGGTGATATACGTCCATATAATTAATCAACTCAAAACAAGTGAAGATTTAGAAGTATATGAAATGGATTATACGACCAATCAGTACTTACAAGAAGTATGTAATATAAAACAACCAGTATTATTTAATTACGATAGTGTTAGCCCCGATTTTTACGAAAACATTAATGCAGACACGTTTATTAAAAATGATAACTATGATTTGAAAGTGAAAGATATTCGTGACTATTATACCGGAGAAAGTATTGATTATATTGTATTACCCGCTAGTTCAGCTACAAATTTAATGAAAACTGATACGCGAGCAAATTATTTCACAGAAAACAACGAGGATTTTATTGAAAATGCGGATTTATACCACATTTTCCATTCAAATGATACGTATTTAAAACCTCAATTGTCAATGATCACAAAATATGATATTATAACTGGTTCTTCCAAATCAGTTACTCCTCTTAGATATCATACAGACTTTAGAAAGTTTATGTCGGTTCACTCGGGTAAAGTTAAAATTAAAATGACTCCATGGAAAAGTCATAAATACTTACATCAACACCGTGATTTTGAAAATTACGAATTCCGTTCCCGCATGAATGTATGGAAACCTGATAAACAACATAAAAACGACTTTGACAAACTCCGATTTTTGGAATTTGACATTACCCCAGGAAACACTCTGCATATTCCTCCTTATTGGTGGTATAGTATACAGTTTAATGATGATTCAGATACAATTGTTACTACCATTACTTATAATTCTGTTATGAATTGTGTTAGTAATTTACCAAACTGGGGAATGTATTATTTACAACAGACAAACACTAAAACCAAAATTACCAAAACTCTTCCTATTGAGGTTATAGATGACAATACCGATGATACCAGCGTCAATCAAGATGAACCGTCAGATAAACCAGTTATTGAAATGACACAAGAAATTTAGTAAGAACCTATAACTAAAAATATTTGTATTATGTAAATGAGTGATAATACTAGTTTACATAATGATATAACAAACGATATAAATGATGAAAATATGCCATCTCTAAAAGACGCGCCTATTTCTACATTTAAGGAAATTATAGAAACTGAAGAGGAAAAACAGAACGCATCTACTGAACTACCACATCATAAATCAGTAAAATTACCTCATAATAATGATTCGGATTCTATAGAAGATAATATTCCCAAACCATCTGATGAAACTGCAAGTTTGAAAAGCATATCATCTTACGATGAAATATTATCAATTCCACCTAATCAAAACAATTTTGATTGGTTCTCGTCAAGAGAATATATTATATTCAAAAATCAACTCAATTCGTTACGTAAGAATAACAACTTCATTTTAAAGGAAGGCAAAGAATGCAAACGTCTTCTGGATTTAAAATATGAAGACTTGACCTCGATGGTTAATAATATTCAAACCTCGGTTATTTTTGTGTCAACTATTTCTGGTTTCTTCCAAGCAACCAAAACACAATTTGCTATAAATGTTGATATTATCGCTGTTATATCTATAACCATTTCCACCTATATTTCACTCATATTGTCTATTTCTAAGTATTATAAACTCGACGAGTTAAAGGACCGCATACAAACGCTCAGAGAAAAATATTCATTATTGCATAATCGCATTGATTACAGAATGGATGTTCTTGGTCCTTGGAATAACAAACATCTATGGGAACATCAAGACCCAAAAGCGAAACTTGCCGAGTGGAATGAAGTTGTGAAAAAGATGAAGACTGATTACAATGAGATTATCAAAACTAAACAAGAGCTCACTACTGATTTTGAAATTATCATGGATACTATTTCACGAAATAAATATAACAATATTAATTCGTTCCTTAATTATAAAGATAGAGAACTATTGTTTATGCTCCGACAAAAAGAAAATGAACTTGAAAAACGGATTATGGACGCATCATCTAGATATCCATCGCGTAAGCGACCCACGATTATGTTGCAACACGAAGAACTTGATAATTGGGCGGATGATGATGATAGTATGGTATAACTAAAATGATATAAACACGCGATTATAATCATTGTAATGAGCGAACATAATCTACCACGATTATTTACACCAGACGTATTACAGCGCTATATGAATGCGAATGATGAAATTTCACTATCTGTGTTAAAAACTATTATCAAAAAGCAACAGGATATTATTGATAAACAAGGGGAACTTATCAATAAGCACAATGTTGAAATAGAGGTTTTAAAGACCTCTTTACAAGAGGTTAGACTTATATTGAATGGACGTCAGTTTATGAATAGAAGCGTGTCATTTGAATATATTGAAGAACCCGTCTAAAGTAATTATTAGTATCATGCATCAAATTATGATACTAATTTGTTAGTAAATTCTTATCAATTACTGTTTCTTTCAGAATATTATTGATGATTTTCTTCTCAAACTTCTCATCTTCTTCCTTTCCATATCCACCTAACGACGCTTTTGAGTATTCAAAGAACTTATCACATTCAGGTGTATCTAATATATCATATTTCGGATTCTCTTGTATCCAAGGATGCACCTGAGCTTTATTCTTATTTGCTACTATACGGACTGCCTTTCTTATGTGAGTTTTATTTTCATCTTCCTTAGCCCATATATCTGAATCTTTTACATACACTATTTCACGCTTTAAGTCCGTACAGTGGATTGGTCGAACGTGAGGCTCCATATCCCTAATACGTTCTAACATAATATCTGATATACCTCTCACGTAACCTACTTCTCCTGTATTGATAAAGTCATCTATTGATAGTTCTATTGATTGGATGAAATCATTCAGATTGATAGCATCTTTACACGTCTCATTCAAAAATACATTCAAGTTGAACCTGTTATTCGTTGTATTGTTTATTGTATTGTTCGTAGTGTTTCCAGAATTCTTAGCTATATCTATAACCTGCTTGTTCTGCTCTATCATCATTTCACGAAGCTCTTTATTCTCTTTCAGCAATTCTACTATTAAAGTGGCGTCTATTTGAGGAGGTGCTGGCATAGATTCGGAAAGTGAGGCGTCAGATATGGGTTGTATACTAGATGAACACGATTTTTGTTTATGTCTCCATAACCCAGATCTATCTTTGAATCGCTTATCACAGGTATCGCATACGTGGCATTTTTCGGCACCAGTTTGGTTGATATTGTTGACGTTCGCGTGCTTACGTGTTAATAGATGTTTAGTATAGTTACTCTTTTTGTAGCATATGAAGTCACATTTTTCACAGTAAAATTCAGTGGCATTTTTCGGCATCAAATTGGTTGATTCGGTTGCTATATTATCAACATAGAAATAATCCTCTAAACCATTTTCAGCGTAAATTACTTAATTATTTATGCAGACAATTATTTTATTACTCATCTAAAAATAAAGCATTATGGTAATAAACCCATTTTTAGAAAAGTGTTATTTAAAAACTATCTTGCACAAATGAAAAATGGACATTTTCAGAATGTCCATTTTTTATTTTCGTAGCCATTTCTTTTTTGTGTTTATTTAGCGTAAAATTATTTAATTAGTAATATAGTGTTCATTATCAATTGTAGTTTTTAGCGTTTTTTGATAGCCCTATAATTGTATCATATTGTTCGGTTATTTTTTTTTGTTGTTCCATCATCATTTCTTTAAATTCTTGATTCTGTTTTAACAATTCTATTACCAATGACGAATCCACTGATATGGATTGTGATTGTTCTTGGTCTACACCTTTACAATTTTGTTTGTGGTTCCATAATGAAGCGCGATGATTATATTCTTTTCCACAAGAGCATATATAAACCGTTTGTGATATATTTTGTTGTAGACCGGTTGTAAGTTGTGTGTGTTTTATTGTCTTACAATGTTTTAAATAATCACTCTTTTTAGTGCAGGTATAGTTACATTTCTCACATTCAAACATTGTCATAGACTTAGGAATTAGTTCTGTTTTATTATGTACCATTTTAAGATGTTTCGGTCGTTTATTATGTTCTTCTAGCAGCTTATGTGTATTGAAATACACCCTACACGAATCACAATAAAATACTTCTTTTTTGGGTTTTACCGTAACTTCTTTTTTGGGTTTTCGTGGAGGTAAAGGTTCAACACTATTCAATGTGGCTTTGTATTCTTCAAAATAATGTTGTTCTTGTTTCTTAGCAGAATATAAATCATCGCAATTATGGAATGCTATTATATCCATCGTCCAATTATCCCATCCCATATTGTCGCGTATGGTTTTATACACTTTACATTTGTAGTTCGCGGATTTTGGATTTATACAGCCTTGTTTGTGAGCGCATTTACGTTGAACGAAGTTAGTAGTATGACCTATATAAAGTTCTTTTACAGAAGGATCTTTACAAAAAATTTTGTAAAATATAGTATTGGAATAATCAATCTTGACCTTAGGCATCTTGTATAATCTTACCCAAAATCTTTATATTATATGTTGAAGATAATTCGTTTCTTTTTTGTGTTTATTCAGCGTAAAATTATTTAATTCATAATATTGATAGAATATATTTACCAACAATATAATATAGATGAAACACGGATTTGAAAGTTCTGATAATTTTGCGAATGTGCTAGAATATATGAATAGTTGTCAGCATAGTAGTTCAGAAAGTATAAATGAATTAGAATATAATACAGAACCAGAACTAGAACCAGAAAGTCGGAGTAATAGCGTAACAAGTGAGGATATTGACAACCGTATAGCAAGTGAGTTAATTCCAATTCCATTACCAAACGCAATAAGAAAACGCGAGACTATGTGTAATGGTTTGTCTGCGTTAGATTTACACAATCTTACTCCTACTCCTACAAAACATAAGAAAATATTGGAAGAAAGTGCGAATACTATCGGTTCTCTAATAAATTTATATTATGATAGCATTGAACATAAAATATCCCCATATAGTAAATGAGTAAAGAACTTGTTATATCAGCATTAGTAATGCTAGGTTTAGATACAGCCTACATTTCGGTAATAAAAAACGACTACTTGAACCAAATTCAAGACATTCAAAAAACGGTGCCTAATGTCAATATGGTAGGTGTTTTATTAAGTTACGCATTGATGATATTCGGAATAAACTATTTCATAATACAAAAAAACGCATCAATCTTAGACGCTTTTTTGTTTGGTATAGTAATATATGGAATTTATGATGCTACTGCGTATGCTCTGTTTTCGAAATGGTCTGTCAACTTGGCTATAATAGATACAATATGGGGAGGTATTTTAATGATGACAACTGCGTATCTAACGTATAAATTATCAACTTTTGTCTGATTTCTTAATCACCTTCTTTTTAGTAATTTTACTAACAACTGTGTACTTATGCTTCTTACAAAACTGTTTCATAGTAAGTTGTTTTTCTTTACCATTACCAAGTGATAATTCTTGAATATTACTCGGTAATTCGTCAGGCACATAATCCCATAATTCACAAAACGCAGATTCGTCGTCATCATTTTCAAAAACCACTTTTTGGTTTTCGTCGTCAATGGTTCCATTATGCTCTTCTATACGTTGTAACCATACTGGACTTCTAGCCGCACAAAATAACCAATGTTCTAATGTATCGTGATATATTTTGGAAAACACTTCTGGCATTTGAGTATTGAATAGAGTATTATGGTCTTTAATAATAGGATAGAGTTTTAGTGTAGATAACACTTCATACGCTTTTTCTCCATTCTCAGTAGATACTATGTGAGTTTTGTATTTATCAATATGTTCTGGTAACATAGTTGAAATACATAATGGCATATTACATTCTACAGTAGGAGTATCCTTAGTAATATTGTAACTTATCTTAGATTTCACGAAATCAACCATATCATATTCTCGTTGAGATAACGTATAAATAATAGAACCAAGATTACAGTCTTTGTCATCGTTGTCACATTCGTTCCATTCAGTAATCGAGTTGTCTATAAAGTTTTTTAAATCGGGGTTTAATTTCTCATATATTTCTTGATAGATGTCCACTATAAAATCAAATGTTTCCTCTTGAAATCCGGAATAGTATAGCTCATATCCCCAAAATAAGGCTTGTGAAACATCTTTTTGTAATAGCGAGATGAATAAGGATTGTTTGACTTCAATCCTAGAATACAAATACCGAGTAAGGGTAGTTAAATAGTAGATTTGGTCTTCAGTAATAGTCATTGTCTGATTATACTTGTAATAAATATTCATCACAAGTATAAAATATAAAGTTTCAATTTTGTTGATTATGCCCGTGTCCATTCTTCATCTACAAGCCCATAATCCATACATTTTTGTAAGTCCCACCATAAATCGTGTTTTAGAATTTCTGCCAATTGTTTTTTTGGGATAGATGCGTGGTCGGTATAAATTTCTTTTATACGTTTCATCAGCATAGTGTTGTTCTGATGTTCGTCTTCTAGTTCAGACATTTTCCCCCAAGAACCTGACGAGAGTTGATGAATTAACATATACGCATTTGGACGCATAAACCGTTTACTTCCAACAACACTAATAATTGTTCCAGCGGAAGCAGTAGGTCCATCGATAATCGTATACACAGGAACTCTGCAAGATTGTATCACATCAATCGCTGTAAATGCGTCAAATAATAAGCCTCCATAAGAACTAATATGTAAATAAATAGGTATATCCTCAACACAAGTTTTATGAGCGAACACAATATTATCAAGCTCACATTTGCGAATGAGCTCAATCAGTTCAAAAATATTTTGTCGGTCAACTTCTGCATAGAAGTAGATGTGATTGTTTTCACGTGTTATCTTTTTAGAAATTTCACCTCCACCATCATTATCGTCGTCATCATCATTATGATTGGTAATGATAATGTTAGCCTTTTTACTTTGTGTTCTTGTGGTCATTCTACTTGGACTATATTTCATCATTATATCAAACTGTCTATGTTAGATTAGGTGCGTAATCTCTAATTCATTAACAAATATATTTTATGAAAAATAGTATCAGTGCAATTGTAATCACAATGAATACAAGTGTAAAATAGTAATATCGTTGAAAAACCTTTAGAGATATACAAATTAAATATAATACTAATGTATAATAATCATGCCTATTGAAAAAAAGAATAAAACGGGTAAGAAGAAAGTAGGAGGCGCACGTAGAACCAGAAAAAACTATAAGAAAGCAAATAAAACAAATTCTCATATAGTAAAAGTGTTTTTGGAAGTGTTGAATATGGTGAAATTGTATCATTGGAAGACACGTTCTTATGCTCAACACGAGGCCACCGATGAACTCTATTTGAAATTAAATAAACACATAGATACTTTTGTCGAAGTCTTATTAGGGAAAGATGAACGTCGGATTAAGATGTTGGAAAAACGTATTGATTTGATTGATCCATCTAATACTCGTGACTTTAAAGCCCGAATTTATGATTATCGTGAATTTTTACTGGATATAAATATGTATTTTGACGAAAAAAAAGATACTGATTTACTGAATATCCGTGACGAAATTTTATCCGACATAAATCAATTCTTATATTTAATGACATTTGATAAGTAAATTGTAGAAATTAAATTGTATTATAATATTCATTATGCGACCCCCTAATAGTTGTATCTATTGAGAATTCTTTACATGTGATAATCTTTTTATACTTCATAGTTCTCATTTTCCAAATGTTTTCTATATGAGTATCCCAACCGATACTATCGTCCAACGTGTATATATTAAAAACATACGAGTGATGCTTATAATGACATCCTACCATTTCACACCTAGATTTATCATTTTGTGTTAGACAATCAACATTATTTAAGTTATATATACTTAGATAGTCCTCTAATTCGTTTATAAAATATCGAGCTGTAATTTTAATCAAAAAAGACGTAGGTTGTATAATTTTTGAATTCTGAATTGCATAATTGATTGCGAATATTTCGTGATTTCCTTTAGACCCAAATCCCTTATCATCTAACTTGGTTAAATACTCAGATTGTGGGACATCGCATTCTTTAAATGTAATCACCTCAAAACGGTCTTTATACATCTCTTTTTCATTATCTAATTCTGGAAACACATATCCGCTATTTTCAACCAAAACTATATTAAATCGAGTTTCGGTTAACCATCTTTTAATAGATTTTAGATAAACGCATAATCTATCATCTGACCCAAGTTGAGAACTACATCTAACGTTGTGTACGTTGACTGTAGATGTTAAAATAATTGCGGTATTCATGTGTATTAGTTAAGTTATTTTACACACACGTGTTTATATCTATTTATTGACATTTAATAAATAATTTGGTTGTATATCCTGAAAGCATCCCCTGTAAACCGGGCATACTATGACAATCGTATGGATACATTCCATTTCGTTCAACATACATCATAGTTTTTATTTGTCTTCTTCTACTGATACAGTATTTTCTTTGTGAATATATTTTTTTCCAATGTCGCTGAATTATTTTTAGCCAATAAGTCTTGATAACAACCGTATATGTATGGTCGTCTAATATAAACAATTTCATAATGTCTATATTAGAATTAGTAACAAAGATACTATAATCGTGTAAATAAGATTTTACGTGGTTAATATCAAAACGAAAGAATGTAGTAGGAGTAACCGCATTAGCATATAATATATATAATTTATCTTGTGATACCCTACTATTACCAATATAATAATGTTTATCCTCTTTTTCACTATCTAAAAAGTCTTCTTCGTGGAAATAGATACGGTCTACCATTTCTTCTGTTTCACTGTCGTATTCTGTACCCGATTCCATACTATCGTCATTTTCAATACTCTGGCTGTCTTCGCTATCGCTATCTGATGATGGATATTCAGAACTGGATGTTTCAGAAACATCAATCATACTGTGTAACGATGGGTCAGTATCATAATCGGACATAATGAATTTGTTGATTGTCTATAAGACGTTAAGTTAATAAACTTTACAAATAGTATTTTCAATCAATTTTTTTTCTACCTATACTATAATAGTATGTCATCTTATATAGATAGAGAAATTATAAAACCAAACACCCCTGTAGCCCAAACTGTTCCGATGGCTCCTACCCCACCTCCAACTGAACCGACCGCATCCTTAGGAAAAAAAACCGAACAAGATAAGGCAGAACAAGTAGTAGAACCAGTTCAATATTACGTCAAATACACATTTATGATAACGTATATTTTACTATTAACAACCGCAACCGTAACATTTATAGAAGCATTAACAACCAGCAATGATACCGCACGTCACGTATTAAATCTGGAAACGTGTATATCAATTATAGCTGGATACTTTTATTCTTTGTTTTTAAGTCAAATAGATCAATATCAAGCTGAAGGAAAGAAGGTGGACTGGGCGCAATTAACCCAGACCCGTTACGTAGATTGGTCGATAACCACCCCAATAATGTTACTTGTATTGTGTGCGGTATTAGGTAAAAATATCGGAAAATCCGTCAAACTAATGACAATATTACCAATTATAGGTCTGAATTATTTGATGTTATTATCTGGTTATTTGGGCGAGAGTGGGGTATTAAGTCATCTTGTCTCATTGATACCAGGATTTGGTGCGTTTTTCGGAATGTTTTATTTAATATATGTAAATTATGTGAAGCCAACTTTCTCCTCATCCAATTATAACTTATTCTATATTTACTTAGGTATTTGGTCTCTATATGGTGTAGTATTTATGTTTAATGAGGAATATAAGAATATTTTTACTAATATATTAGATGCTATTGCGAAAAGTGGCATAGGACTAGGATTATGGGCGTATTATACTAAAATAATTACTCTATAAAAAGTATAAAAATATGAATATGAGTAATATATATACTCATATGGATAATACAAAAAAATATGTATTAGTAACTAAGGAAGATACTGATACACGCGTGCCAAAAGTATTGGAAGATTATATATATTCATTAAACCTGTTTGATGATGTGATTAATATACAAGAATTTTCTCTTACAAAATTCAAATCTACAGATTATATCTACGTTATTACCCAAATGTGGTTAGAGCCGTCTGAAAAAGACCAACATATCGTAGATGAAATGCTTTCTTCAAACCGTGTAGTATTTTTAAATGTAGAGATGTTATCAGAAAGCACACGTATGACACATATACTAGAGTTAATAAAAAAAGGTATTCAAATTGCGGATTATAGTATAGTGAATATCATATTTTTAAAGGAATATGCTAACGAACATAACATACCTATTACAAAAGAAGTAATTTATTTACCTTATCAATATAATTTACAAGACCAAGTCCAATTAGAAAATATAGATGATAAATATGAGTATGATATAGGTATTATAAACGCTTTACCAAAACAAGATGATTCTGTAGATAAATCAAATACATATAGACGTACTAAAATGTGGAATGATTTACAGAATACAAAATGGAAGTGTATAAATATAATGGGTTGGGGAAAAGAACGCGATGAGTTAATCAAACGCTGCAAAGTAATAATTAACGTACATCATTTTGAAGCTTTTAATATTTTTGAACATATTCGGTGTGATCGAATGATATGGGCGAAGAAAATAATTGTTTCAGATAATTCACTCGGTATGGATAGATTAGATATTACAAAGTATATATTCTGTGAAGAGTTTGATAACATTATTCCAATGACCGAAAAAGTATTACAAAAATTCTCAGATTATTATCGCGATGTAATGAAAGCAATACCAATGGATAAGGTAATTGCTGACAGACGAATTATATTGAAACAAGAATTAAACAAAATAGGAAGTAATACCACTAGACCCTAATTATACATATAGACTTTGTGAAGTTGTGATATATTTTAATACCATACCTTCAATTTGAGACAGTTTATGCTGTAGTTCAACCAAATTCAATTGTTCGCAAACATTCATAAATTCCTTACTAATTGTGACAATCTTCAACATAGCTTTTGTGAAATCACCAATAGAAATAGATTTATCGTATACATCATTTTGAATAAAAGCCTTACATTCGGTTTCGGTAGTACATTCACACCATTGCATAGAGAATTCTACCATATCGTATATTAAAGGGTCTGTATAATTCAATCCTGTATTAACTTGAGATTCTTGCTCTAAATCCGAGTATTTGTCATATTGGTGACCTACAGATTTGATTTTGGCTTCTAAGAATGTATCAGATATGTTAAGTGTGTGTGTTCTCATATCATCTGGAACTTTAATATCGGTAAAACAAGAGAATAATCCTATTAATTGGATTGTGTCAAAATTAGTAAAATTCTGCCATTTCACCATTAATTCTGAAATAATAAGAGGATGTATTTCAGCAACATTAGACGCTATATTTCCTAATAAGGTAAGCGTATATGTGTCATCGGGATTTCGAATAATAAATCCATTTTCGCACATAATATCACAAATACGGTCAGTCTGTTGCTTAACATATGACTCTGTATATTGTAAATCCATTTGAAGAATGTCAACATTATCTTTCAACTCTACTAAATAATATACTTTTGCTGCGTCTTCTTTGATATATTTGTATTCATCTTCCATATTACGCACATCGCGTTCCAATTGTTTGCGTTTTTTGTTGGTAGCAAGTTTCATAATGTTTTGTGTTTTTATATATGTTTCACAAACATCACGTGGTGTTTTTGAAGTTAGAATAAATTTTTCCTTTTCTATGATTAATTGTTCGGTGTCATTCAATTCGGTTTGTGTTCCAGCCAATGATTTCAATATTTCTTGTTGGACCATACTTTTTTGTGAGAATAGATGAAAGTCCCGATTTTGTCCGTTTTTAAGGAGGTTTAAAATAAGGGAATATGAAATATGGAATTTAGATACAAGTTGTTGTGGTTTCCCACCCAAAATGAGTTTATAATCAGATAGCATAGGAGTATCAAACAGGTTGTTACAATGAACTACATGCCCGACAGTATCAATCCCTCTACGACCAGCTCTTCCAGCCATTTGGGTATATTCGTGTGCTAATAAATGTCTCTGCGTATGTCCGTCAAACTTCGTTAAGCTAGTAAAAATAGCGGTTTTAATGGGACAATCCAGACCAATCGCAAAAGATTCAGTAGCAAACAATAACTTGATATATCGCTTAGAAATCATTAGCTCTACAATCTCTCGTAAAATCGGAATCATACCAGAATGATGGATACCAATACCCTTTTCTAATAGAGAAACTAATCTGTTATATTCAGGAAGTTCCAAATATTCCTTGTAATTTGGTAACTTACGAATAATTTGCTCGCATTCGTTACGGACAGTATAACTAACCTTACTATCAAATTCATTTAATGGCACTGTAATATCGTGGGCGCAAGATTCTACATTTTTTCTTGAAAAAACAAAGGCAATTGCGGGTAACATCTCTTTTTCTTTTAAGAAAGAAGCAAGTTTATTAAGAGCGTGCTTACGATTGATTCTGATACGATTTTTTTCAAATAATCCATTAATTTTTGTGATTTTCTTTGAATTGACTTCATTGAACGCACCGTTTGCGTCTTGTAATGGAATAAGTTGATTTGTATTATCACGAATTTCTTTTTGTGTTTCTTTATCCCGAATTGTCTTATATACAGCTTCAGTTGTAGTTAAAAATCCATAATGCGATAGAGGAACTACACGATGATTGGTTGATGCCAAATAGACACACTTAGCATCTGGTTCAGTATCATCCTTTTCACACCACTTTGCGAAACCTTGAGGATTATCAATGGTAGCAGAGAGCATAACCATTTGAATGTGTCGTGGAAGCATTAGGATGGTCTTTTCCCAGGTTTGTCCGCGGTCAGCATCATTAATATAATGAACTTCGTCAAATACAACACAACCTAGATCATTTTGAACGTCAATTTGGAATTGGAGAGCATTTGGTGTATCGGAATCATCCGAATTGGTTGTTGATGTAAAGAGATAATTCATAAGGATTTCGGTAGTCATAATAAGAACATCCGCATCAGGGTTCGTTTTAATATCACCAGTGAAGAGACCAAATGATATTTCAGGAAATTTTTTAGTGAACTCATAGTATTTTTGGTTGGAAAGTGCTTTGATAGGACTTGTATATACAACTTTTTTTCCTAGTTTTGCGAAATGTTGAATAGCGAATTCGGCGGGTAATGTCTTACCGCTGCCAGTATGTGCGGTGACTAATACGTGTTGTTTTTCGACAATGGCTTCAATCG